ACCATTTCAAGGAGATTTGTATGTTTCCCAACGCAAAAGGTAGTGAACGACTGGCAGTCCTTGCCAGTATTGATCCAAGTAACCAGGCGGCTGGTGTAGCAGCCAGTGCTTGGGTGGCTTTGAATGCTCACCATACGTTATTGGCGATGATCGAGACCGGTGCCATGGCCAATGGCAGTACCGTGGATGCGAAGCTTCAACAAGCAACGGATGTCACGGGCACAGGCGCCAAAGACATCGCCGGCAAAGCAATTACCCAGCTGGCTCAGGCATCCAATGGCGCGAATCGCCAGGCGATGATCAATCTTCGCCCAGAAGAGCTGGATATCAATGGCGGCTTTGCTTATGTTCGCGTCGCGGTAACCGTTGCCAGTGCCGCTGCCCAGACCGCTGCGCAATTGCTGGGGATTGATCCCCGTTTTGCACCGGCTGAAGGCGCCAACCAAGCGGCTGTCGCACAAGTCGTCTAATCCGTGTCCCTGCAACTCGTCACGCCACCCGCAGGGGAACCGGTGTCTCTGGCCGAGGCCAAGCTTCACCTTCGGGTGGATGTTGACGATGATGATGCGCTCATTGGCTCCCTCATTTCTGCTGCCCGTCAGGCAGCAGAGACGTTGACGGGGCGCCAGATGATCACTGCGCGCTGGAAGCTCGTACTGGATGCTTTTCCATGCCAGACAATCCTGCTCGCAAAATGTCCGGTGCAATCGGTCGTGAATATCCAGTACCTCGATATGAACGGCATGAGCCAAACGCTGCCTTTGATCGACTATGTGGTGGATACCTCTTGCGAGCCGGCGCGAATCACCCCCGTGTTTGGCAAGACCTGGCCACCCACCCTGCCACAGATTGGTGCGGTGACGATCACCTTTGATGCAGGGTACGGTGCTGCATCAGCAGTGCCCGAAGGCATTAAGAGTTGGATCAAGCTGCGTGTGGGCAGTCTCTATGCGCATCGCGAGGAGATGTCTATTCTGATGCGCGGGCGGATTGACCCGTTACCATTTGTGGATGGCTTGTTGGATCCTTACCGGGTGGCGCTTGTATGACGGCAGTCCCGGCAGGCATGCTCATCCATCGGCTGGCCTTCGAACGTGCCACAACGACAGTCGATGGGTTGGGTGCGCCAACGCGAACTTGGGTACCCGTCAAAACCGTCTGGGGAAGCATTACCCCCATCGCGGCTCGGCATTTGGTCATTGCGCAACGTCTGTCAGCAGAGATCACGCATCAGATCACTGTGCGCTACCAAGCGCTGTTGTCTGACTTGCGAGACCTCCCAAATTACCGGGCCTCGCACGGTGGTCGGATCTTCAAAATCCATGGGGGCATCAACGAGGATGAAGAAAACGTTCTCGTCACTCTCTTTGCGTCTGAAGGCATCGATGATGGCTAAGTTTGAGCGCATGCAGGTCAAGGGTGCAGCTGAGTTGGTAAAGCTCTTGAATCAACTCCCCGCACGCGTTGCCAAAAATGGACTTCGCAATGCCGTGTATGCCGGGGCGAGGGTCGTGCGTGATGAAGCCAAATCCCGTGCCCCAAAAGCAGCTGAAGCCATGCCGAATCAACCTCCACCGGGGACTTTGAGAAGGTCAGTCATCATGAAACATATCCCAGAGCTATCGAGTCTTACGCGCCAGACCTTCTTTGTGACGGTTCGGCACGGAAAGAAATACCGGTTTCAAGGGAAGAAGAAAAATCTCTCCCAAGATGCCTGGTATTGGCGCTTCATTGAATTTGGGACGATCAAAATGGTGGCTCGTCCGTTCTTGCGCCCAGCACTCGAGGTCAAGCGGCAAGAAGCGGTTGATGCGATCACGACCCGTTTGGCATCTCGGATTGAAGCCGAAGCCAAGAAGCTGGCCAAGATCTGATGCAAGATTTTTATCAAGCCATCAAGCATCTGGCGCAGACGCGCGTCTTCGCCTTGATTGCACCTGCCGAGACTGCGTTTCCCTACATCGTCTACACACCTGTAGCCACTGAGCGGGTCATCGGCATTAATGGCCTGCATGGTGTGATGCGGCTACGCATGCAAGTTGATGTGTACGCCAAGACGCTGCAAGCGGCCAATCAACTTCAGGACGACGTCCTGGGGTCGGTCATGGCGGCGATCGATACCGTGTCTGATGTTCGCATGGTCAACAGTGATTTTGATGACGAGGTCAATGTTTACCGGATCACGGTTGACTACACCTATCACCGCTAGTCCCTTCTAGTAAACATCTGATTGCGGCCCATCCGGGCCATTTTTTTGGAGATTACGCATGTCAAGCACAGCGATCATCGCCCAGGGCATTACGATTGCCAGAATGGGTACCACCACGTATGAGACGATTCCCAACGTCGTCTCCTTCCAAGGCCCGGGTGGTCAAGCCCAGGTCATTGATGTCACGAACCTTTCCTCTACAGCCAAAGAGAAGCGCATGGGTCTGCGTGATGAAGGATCGCTTTCTCTGACGTTGCATTTTGATCCTGACAATGCAGTGCACGACGGCTTGCGAACCGACCGAGCCAATCGCACCCGACAACAATTTCGCATCACATTTACGGACACCATCCCCACGGTCTGGACGTTTTACGGGTATGTCACCCAGTTCAGCGTTCAAGGTGGGGTCGATGCTGTTGTCGAAGCATCGGTGACGATTGAGATCGATGGCGACATCACGGAGGCGTAAGACGATGAACCTGCTAAGCAAAGAATCCATCCTTGCCGCCAATGATCTGCCGCTGGAATGCATTGCCGTTCCAGAGTGGGGAGGTGATGTCATGGTGCGAACGATGACCGGAGCAGACCGGGATGCCTTTGAAGCGAGCCTGATCGGCAAAGAAGGTCGCATGGAGAACGTCAGAGCCCGTCTGGTGTCGCTCACCCTTTGCGACGCAGCAGGCACGCGACTGTTTACTGACGCCGAGGTGGCTGCACTGGGAAATAAGAGCGCTCGCGCACTGGATCGGGTGTTTACAGTTGCCCAGCGCGTCAACGGTATTGGCACGGATGCGGTCGACGCCGCAAAAAAAGCCTAGATGCCCGACCGGTACGCCGCTTTGCCTTTCGGCTGGCGCTGGCTTTGGGCATGACGGTGCGTGACTTGCTGCAAAAAATTGGCTCAGACGAACTCTCGGAGTGGATGGCCTTCTATGAATTGGAGCCTTTCGGGGAGTTTCGGGCGGATTTTAGAGGCGGGCTGATTGCGGCCACCTTTGCCAACGCCCACCGATCCCCGCATTCCCGGCCCTTCGCACCTGATGATTTCATGCCGTTCATCAAAAAACAGTCTCAACCCGATCAATCCCAGCAGAACATTCGCCAATTCAAGGCGATGTTCGCCCATAGGCTGAAGAAACATGGCTGATATTGGCTCCTTAGTCGTCAAGCTTGCCGCTGAAACGGCCGAGTTTCAGGCGGATCTGGGGAAAAGCGCGCGTCTGTTGGATAAGCACGCCAATGAGATGAAAGCCTCATTGCAAAGTGTCGCCAATGTGGCCAAGTCAGCCTTTGCGCTTGCCGTGGGCGTTACATCGGTTGCCGCAATCAAGGAGTTTGTCCTTCAAACCATGGAGGCTGCGGCCGCTCTCCAGGGGCTGTCTGAGCAAACAGGCGCCAGTGTCGAGGCGCTATCGGGATTTCAGGCGGTGGCGACCATTTCGCACACCACACTTGAAAATATTGGCGGGAGTCTGGCCAAGCTGGCCAAGGGGATGGCCGGAGTGGACGATGAGACGGCCGGCGCCACCAAGGCTTTGCAGTTTCTCGGGGTGGATGCTCGGGACACGGCAGGCAACCTGCGCGACCCGGCTGAAGTGATGAATGACATCGCGTTAAAACTGGCGCAATTCGAAGATGGTGCTGGGAAGACCGCGATTGCAATGGAATTGTTTGGTAAATCCGGCGCCGGCATGCTGCCCTTTTTGAAGGACTTGGCCGAGAACCAAGACTTGAATATTCGACTTACGGAAGAACAAGTCCTCGCTGCCGAGCACGCCATTAAAGCCATGGCGAGAACCCGGGCTGAATACAGTTACATCGCCCAGACGATTGTGACTTCATCGATTCCTGCGATGAATACCTTGGGCGAAGAGCTAAAGAAAATCTTGCTGGGCTCGGACGATGTAGTCAAAGGAATGCAAAAGCTCCAGCAGGACAAGTCGATTACGACGTGGGCTGAGACCGCTGCCTATTCGCTGGCGGTGGTCATCGACGCGCTGCGGGCAATTGGCAAGGCCATCCAAGCCATGGTCGGCAGCTTCCAGGCTGTCTGGGCGGATATTGAGCTAGCCGGCACTTTTTTAGCGGGTGGCGAAGGGATGAATCCCTTCTCAGAAAAAAACCGCGCGAAATTAAAAGAAGCACTTACCAAGCGCAATGAGATTGTCCGGCAGGCGAACCAGAATTATGCGGACCTGTGGAATATGCCCTTGTTGGCAGACGCCCTAGAGAAGCGATTCGAGGCAATTCGTCAAGGCGCAGGAAGTGGCGACCATGGGCAAGCCGCACCGCGCAAGCGACTGAACTACAACACAGCCGATGGTGCGAATGCGAGCAATGCCTTATCCGTGATGGAGAATCAGGTCCGGGCTTTGGATCGGGCTGTTGGTGAAGAAAGTTCACTCTTGCGCGACCGGCAGCGCATCATCGACACCTACCAGAGCTCAGGCTTAATCAGTACCGAGGAAGCAGCCACAGCGCGCGCTGCTGCTGAGGAAGCTTATTTAACCAAGATACGATCGATCTACGATCAGGAAGAAGCGTTGGTCAAAAGAAGTCTGCAGACCAATGCAAAGTCGACTCAGGATAAATTAAAGCTACAGGAGAAGCTGTCTGAAATCGCGTCCAAACGCTCGAACCTGGAGCGTGAGGCATCGCAGTCGAATCTGGAGAGTTTTTTCAAGCTATCGTCGATCAATGCCAGTCAGTCGATGGCTGGGATTGATAACGAGGTCAAAGAGCTTCAGCGCTTAGTCGATGAAGAATCCGGAATCCTGAAAGATCGCCAGCGATTGATCGATTTGTATGAAAACGCAGGCTACATCAGCTTTAAAGAAGCCAGCCAGGCACGCGTCGCTGCACAAGAAGATTTCGTCAATAAAATCGGCGCACTTTACGCCGAGCAGGAACTGCTACTTGAAGTCGCCCTGCGCAAAGACGCCAAGACGGTGCAGGACAAGCTGAAGTATGAAGACAAATTGTCCGAGATCGCCAAGAAGCGGGCAACATTGGAGCGCGATGCGCAGCAGTCCAATACCGAGCGTTTGATTCGCCAGCCCGCAGAGACCTTAAAAGATCTGCAAGAGCAGGCGCAGCGTGGTCAGATGGAATTGGCCTCGATTGAAGAGCAGATCAAGACACAGCGCGAATCCCGCTCGATCTCTGAAGTCGCCTCCTTAACCTTGCTCTCGCAGGCTCGCCAGCGAAGTGCCGAGGAGTTGACCAAGCTCGCAGCTCAGGCTGAAGCTATTGCCTCAGCCTCGCCGGGTAACGAAAAATTCGCTGACACCTTCAAAAGCATTGCCGAAGCCGCCCAGCGAGCAGCGAACGCGTCTGAGCAGCTGGCTCAGCGTGCACGCGAGTTGTCCGATCCGTCAGCAGGTATCAGTAAAGCTTTGAAAGATGTCTCAGAAGAAGCCTCGCAGGTTGGTCGCCAGATGGAAAACGCTACCCGCAGTGCTTTCACCGGCATGACCGATGCACTGACGCAGTTTGTTTTGACGGGCAAGTTAAGCTTCAGGAGCCTTGCGCAATCCATCATTACCGACCTGATCCGCATACAGATACAAAGCGCCATTACCGGGCCACTGGCCAAGGCAATCGGTTCGATGTTCCCCTTTGCCGATGGCGGCATCATGAGCAGCAGCGGTCCTGTTCCGCTTCGCGCCTATGCCTCGGGGGGCGTGGCAACTTCTCCCCAATTAGCGCTCTTTGGTGAAGGCTCCCGGCCTGAAGCTTATGTACCGCTGCCTGATGGTCGAACCATCCCGGTGTCCTTGCAAGGACACGGAGTGGGTGCTGCCGGTGGCGACGTTTTCAACATCTCTGTGAACGTGACCGAGGCCGGTACAGCAGCTCGTGGGGATGAGTCGGGTGGGCGTGATTTGGGGCGGGCCATTGCCAGCGCCGTTCGGCAAGAGCTGCTTGCGCAAAAGCGCGCAGGCGGCCTACTGGATTCGCGGCGAGCTCTGTAAATGGCAACCTTCACCTGGATTGCCTCCACAGGCGCCAGCCTCACGATTCGCCCCACCGTTCGCCGGGTCGCCTTTGGGGACGGTTACGAGCAGCGACTGGCTTTTGGAATCAACACACAGCCCGAAGTGTGGTCGCTGGAGTTTCGAGGCAAAACAACAGCAGAGGCGGCTGCAATTGATGCCTTTTTGCGCGCGCGTGGCGCGGTCGAATCGTTTACATGGACCACGCCTGCCGGCGTGGTGGGCAAATTCATCTGCGAGGAATGGAGTCGGTCTGTGGATGAACCCAACATCGAAACCGTACGTGCCACGTTCAAGCAAGTGTTTGACCTGTGATCTTGGATCTGATCCATGACTTCCTCCGCCATTCACGCTGAAATACAAAAACTCGCACCCAGTGCTGTTATTGAGCTTTTCGTATTGGAGCTATCACTCTTTGGTCAGGGCATGGTTTATTTTCACGCCGGCACCAATGCATTACAGCAGCGCGTAGTGTGGCAAGGCAAAGCCTATGATGCATTTCCGATTCAGGTCGAAGGGTTTGAATTCAACGGTAACGGGCAGATCCCCAGACCGAAACTGAAGGTTGCCAATGTCACCGGTGCGATCACAGCCTTGGTACTCACTTACCAGGATCTGGTCGGCGCGAAGATTACCCGCAAGCGCACACTGGCTAAATACCTGGATGCAGTGAATTTTCCGGGAGGCGTCAATCCCACTGCAGACCCGTCTGCTGAATTTGCAGATGACATCTACTACATCGATCGCAAGTCGCGTGAAACGCGTGATGTGATCGAGTTCGAGTTGGCTGCCTCCTTTGACTTAGAAGGGGTAAATCTGCCACGCCGGCAAATTGTGCAAAACGTCTGTCCCTGGCGATATCGCAGCAGTGAATGTGGCTATACCGGCACCAGTTACTTTGATGCGAACGACCAAAGAGTTAATGCCAGTTCGCAAGACATCTGCGGCAAGCGACTCTCGTCCTGTCAGGCGCGATTTGGCCAGACCGCCGAATTGCCATTTGGGGGCTTCCCCGCAGCAGGACTGTTTCGCTGATGCTGGCTACGAACCAAACGCTGGCGTTCGAACACGCCCGCGAGACCTTCCCACGCGAAGCTTGTGGGCTCTTGGTTATCCGTAAAGGTCGAGAGACCTATATCCGCTGTCGCAATATCGGCGTCGGGTCCGACCAGTTCGTGATCCACCCCGAGGACTATGCGGCAGCGGACGCTGAAGGTGAAATCGTTGGCGTCGTACATAGCCACCCGGGGCTTGCGCCTGAACCGAGTCAGGCTGATCGCGTTGCCTGCGAAGCCAGCGGTCTCATCTGGCACATCGTCAGTTTTCCATCCGGGGAGTGGTCAGAACTCATCCCCTCTGGCTACATCGCTCCTTTGGTCGGGCGTCAGTGGTCGCATGGGGTTCTCGATTGCTACGCGCTGGTGCGCGACTGGTTTATCAAAGAGCGCCAGATCATGCTGCCGGATTTCGTTCGGTTTGATGAATGGTGGAAGCGTGGCGAGAACCTGTATCTGGATAACTTCGCGGCCGCTAGGTTTTCAGTCATTGATCCCGTTGATCTTCAGATAGGAGACTGTTTCTTGATGCAAGTAGCGTCCCCGGTGCCCAACCATGCTGCCGTGTATCTGGGTGAAGGCTTGATCCTGCATCACTTGCAGGGGCGACTCTCCAGCCGAGATGTTTACGGCGGCTACTGGCAAAAAATAACGACGCACGTACTTCGCTATGGTCACAGTCATTCTTCTTGGTGAGCTCGGTAAAACTTATGGCAGAAGACACCGTCTGGCAATTACCTCAGCGGCTGAGGCCATTCGTGCACTGGTGGCCAATTTTCCATCCCTTGAGCGCGAATTGGTTGCCTCTGGCGAGCGTGGCGTGGGATACCGGGTTCTTGCAGGTCGCGATGCCTTGACCATCGACCGACTCCATGATCCTGTTGGCCTGCAAAACGTCACCATCGCCCCAGTCATCTCGGGTGCTGGCGGGGATGGGCTTGGTCAAATTCTCCTGGGTGTTGCACTGCTGGCAGTCGCCTGGTGGAACCCGATGGGGTGGGCGGCATCCGGCGCCTTCTTGTCGCAATCGACGCTTTACTCTGTGGGCACTGCGATGATTCTAGGCGGCGTATCGCAAATGATTGCACCCACGCCTAAAGCGGCTGAGCCCTATGAGCAGCCCGAGAACAAACCGAGTTACAGCTTTAATGGGGCTGTTAACACGACCGCACAAGGTCATCCGGTACCCGTCGGCTATGGCCGACTGATCGTAGGCTCTGCTGTGATCAGTGCCGGTATTGATGTTGACGAGGTAGCGGCATGACATCCCTCATCGTTGGCGCGGGCGGTGGCGGCAAGAGTGGTGGCGGTGCGGCCCGGGTAGCACAAGAAGCACCCGACAGTCTGCGCTCCAAAGCCTATGCGCGCGTTGTGGATCTAATCTCCGAAGGCGAGATCGAAGGCTTGGTCGCTGGTTTGAAGTCGGTGTATCTGGATGACACGCCGATACAAAACGCTGATGGCACGAATAATTTCACCGGCATCACACTGGAGTCTCGCAACGGCACCCAACAGCAAAGCTATGTACCGGGGTTCTCGTCCGTTG